TTAAATCTTGGGTAGAAGCCTCGCCACTTTTGACCCGTTTAAGGAACTCTTTAGTGACGAGGTTATGTAATTCGTTAAATTGGGCTTCAGTGGCTTTCTTCATCTTATTTTTAAAGAACTATTATTACTGGCTTTATATTTGTAATCAGAGGGTTTCCCTCCTCTGTATTTAGCTGCTCTATCTTTTGATCTTTCAGCAGGTGACATAGCTCCACGTTTCTTACCTTTCTTAGTAGCTTTACCGCTGCTATTAACATTGCCTGACTTCTTTAATACTGATTGAGCAATGGCAAACGCTTGATTTGTTGGTTTGCCTTTAGCCTTTAACTGCTTAACTAATCTGCTTTTAATAGCAGGTGTTTTAGCCATGTTACGGACCTGTTGTATAGGAAGCACCTGTTGGTGTTCTTCCGTCTTTAAATGGGTTATATCTTTTCTTCTTCTTTGGTGGTCCTTTTTTAGTTTTAGGTGTTCTTGTAGATTCTGGAGGTTTAGGGGGTTTACTTTTGGGAGCTCTCATTTTCATGTACTCCTCTTCCGTCATTTTGAATGCCATAATTAATTAGGTAATTGCATTGGTTTCATTTTTTCCCACTTGATTAGACGTAGTACTCTTCGACTAAGAGCTGGTCTATAAACTACGTTGACGTAGGATTCAGTCATTTAACTGCCTGGAAATAGATTCTTTTTAATTAGTTCGACTGCCTTATCATCAATGGTATTGTCTGTAGACTCAGCGTAAGCTTCCAGTAGTTGTATAACTAATTCCTTAACAGCTGAAGAGCTGAGGAATGCCATTAAGATAGGTTTGATAAAGATAGTGGTCATGGTGTGTTAATGGTGTTTTTTAAAAAAATAAAGATAAGTGTTGTTAGACATATCCATACGATGAAGGATGTCATTTCTTATTTATACATTTAGGTGTTGTATCTTTCCAAGGTTGATACCAAGGTTTTGGTGGAGACTTACATTGAAGAACTTCTTTCTTTGCTTTCTTCCAAGCTGCAATAGCAATAACATCACTACACATTTCGTAAGTACGACTATGAGGAATTAGCATGAAGCCCTTTTGCTGTAACTCTGCACACTTCAAAACTCTGACTAATTCGTAGTCAAGTTTCATTTTTTCTTCTTGCCTTGCGGCAATGCTTCTACATCTATTTAAACCTTCACGATCTAATGGGATCATGAAGTTGATTTGACCTCCCCAGTTCTCAGCCATTGTGTAGCTGGAGGGTCTCATACCATCCTCATCTATATCCCAAGGTTTAGTATGGTTTCCCATGTAAAATGGAGAGAACGTCATTGTCGCTCCATTGCATGAGATATTAGGTCCGTAGTGCTGTCTCGAAGGAGCACCATTGTTCTGGAATTGTACGGCTTGATTGGTAACATTTCCAGTGGCTGCTGCCACAGGATTACTTACGTTATTCTCCTCTGCTCTTACTGGAGCTATTGAGAGAAGACTGACAAGGAAACCGTAGTAGATGTAGTGTCGATTTCTCTTTCTATTTCTGTTACCGAAAGAACTTGGCTGGCTGCTCTTGTTATTACTTCTAGAGTAAATGGATCGCCAACTGTATGTATCGTGAAGACGGAATCTGAATCTACTATTCCTCCAGATGTTGCTGAAGTATGAGTAATATTTGTTCCATCCCATGAATTTAATGCAGACCCATAAGTGGTCGTCGTTATTTCCTCGACGATTTCCTGAGTCGTTGTCGTTGTACTGTTCATTGAACCCTGAGTAAAATTCGGGGTTACTAATTCTGCTCTCGCTACCGAGGGTGATAACAGTGCTAAGAGTACTAGCCATTTTTTCATGTTTCCTTTTTCTTAGCCATTGGACATTCGATAGTTTTACCGTTGCCGTTTTTATTGCCTGTGGTCAAACCAAAAGTTGCAAGTGCTCCCGTAAATACCGAAGCAACGAACGTGATATCTGAGTTACCAGATTTCTTAACCATTGGTATATCAACGTAATTAAGCGTGATTATCGCTCCAGACCAAACCACTACAGCAAGTCTTACGAAAGTACCAAGGATTTCTATTTGATGTTCTTTATCCTCTGCAGCATCTTTTAGTTTGCCAAGGATTCCTTTTTTTTCTTCCTCTTTTCCTTCCATTTATTAACTTTTGCTTGTAGTTGTTTTTGAACTTTCTTTTTGATTGGTTCAAATAAAGACTGAGTAAGAGTAGTCGTAGCAACCGCTACTACTGCTGTGGTAACGGCTGTAACAACAACTGCTGTCTCAGGTATTGGTACATCAAAGTCCAATACAGGTATTTTTAATTTAGGTGGCTCAGGTTGTTCTGTTGTCTCTGGCTCTACTTCCTCTGGAGCCTCCAAATCACTCGGTGGTATAACCATTGGTTTATAGTATGGTATCCGAGCTGAAGGAGGTTTAAACTCCAGTGCAGGTATATCTAATGCTTTTGGAAGTGTGGCTCTAGGTACATTAAGACCAAGGTTTACCGACACCTGTTGTTGGGGTCTTCTGTTCGTTTACGCCGTTCTCTACAGCAGCTTCAATAGCAGCTACAGTACCAGCTTTATCTGCATCTAGTTTTGCCTTAACCCAACCTAATACAGTTGATTCTGTAAGGTCAGCATAAGGTACTAGAGTGTCAGGCTTTGGAAGATCTACTTCACCAGTAGCTCTGAATGAATAAGTGCCATCCTCACCGTTAACACGGTAGATAACTTTATTTACATACCCATCAGATAGTTCTCTTTGAAGGGTGTTGACTTGCCAAGTTTTTGTTGCCATTTTAATTAAGAAATTTTTTTGTTTTAGTCTGCTGCCGATTTAACTACACCAAGCGTATAAGCTTGTGTAACTTGAGCATCTTCACCAACAGCAATGGCGATGCTATTTTTATTGCAATGAGCTGTGTTAAGAGAAATGATTTCCTCTTTAGCAATACGTGCTCGATTTTTAACAGCATTATCAATCCAATCTTGATTACTTGCTGCTACATATTCAAGAGACTTTGTTTCTGTGTCTGTCAGAGTAATTGTGTAATTTGCCATAATTTATCCTACTAAATGTCCTGAGAAATGACAGTATGTTGCGTTTGCATGAACAGTTTTACTAGCGTAAGAGTTCCTACACCATATATAATCACTAGCTTGTAGATAAGTAGTACAAGTAGCCCAATCTGTAAAATAACCTGAAGTTCCAGTTACATTATTTTCGTATTTAGCTCTTCTTTCTGCGAAGGCAAACTGTGTATTGTTCACATAGAATTTGAATGAGTCTGTCATATCAACAGTGCCAGATCCCAAGTCTTGCCAAATGACATTAGCATGGAAATGATAAACACCCGCAACAGGTGCAGTAAATCTTCCATTACTTGTATCGTAATGGCTACCTTGATTAAAACCTCCAGCCATAGCAACTGAGTTAAATATAATTGAATCTCCAGCATTAACTGATAGAGAACTCACATCACGACCTGCTCTAAACGCTGGGTGACTTGGTTTTGTGACAACTCCATTACCATCTATTACTAACTTATTATTTGCACCTTTCTGGACAATAAGAGTGTTGTCACTTGTATTTGTATTTTCATTTCTAATAACTGGGCCACTACCAGCCATCACAAATTTAGCTTTATAGTCAGCATTTCTTTCATCACGTACTTCGACATAGCCTTCACTACTATGAGTGGCTATTAGACCACCACCACTTACAGTTGCTCCATTAGCTGTTGTCTCAAACTTCTTAGAGTTGTCGTAATAAAGATTACAAGCTCCGTTAGGAACCATTTGAGCTAGAACTTCAGCCGTACCGACATTTCCGAATTGAATTGAGTTAGCAGCTTCTATATGTAGATTATTTCCTGATCCAGCTAAGTTATGTGTTATAAAAC